CCAAGTATAACCTGTTCCTTTGTATTGTGCAAGGACTTCATCCTTGTCTGCACCTGTGTCCAGATAGATGAATTTAACGAATGCAGTCTCACCGAACAACTTCTTAATGTTCATTGTTCTTAGCTTCTGTGCGTTCTCGTCTTTACTCATACTAGTTATCAAGTGGAACACATAACCGTGTTCTTCGTGTAACTTTCTGACATACTGCATTGCGTCTCGCAGAGGGGGAACGAATCCCATGTGAGCACTCTCGTTGAATTCTCTTACGAACTTCTTACTCAAAACTCTTGGGATATCGTAGATTTTTGCGATGTCGTATTCGAGAGGGTATGCTGCTTTGTAACCTCTCTCTAACATCCAGACATCAAATGCGTAACCCCAGTTCAGGAGTACACCGTCTGCGTCTGTTAGTATTACTTTATGTACTTGCTTGTTCAATTGTATTTCCTTCTTCATATATACCTTAGTTACTTTACTCTCAATTAGGTACTTATTATAACACTAAGAGTGGTACTTTGTCAAGCGTTAAACGTATTTAAATTTACCTTTCTTCCAATCATCCAACATAACAACCTTGTTACCACCCCCAGTATAGTGAAGGAAGTTTGCCTCATATCCACGATCATCGTCCCAGTGTGTAGGGGTATCGTTCCATTTCTGGTCAATACTCTGTATCTTGAATCCGTGTTTAGTCAGCTGGCCAGATATCCAAGGTTGGTCATTGTTCAACCAGAAGGGGTCACCGTGTTTGTCACCATCCATCATATAACTGTACCAAGGGTCGAACAACTCCCGTGCTTTAAGACGTGCTTCCTTAGTCCATACCAACACTCCAGTATTGAACGTAGTGACGCAAGACGGTCTATATGGGGGTTCTGTGGGGACAATTGGCATACCATTACGTTCTAACTTGGTAATCAGTTGTTTCTTAGTCTTGTCATCGTGATCCCAAGTATTGTATCCACCGTCCTTAGATGTGCGTATCTCAGACTCGAATACTCCGGTCACCTCGTAACCATTGGTCTCATCAAAGATATTCTCTTCGGTATTACATATGATATCGGAATCAATGAATGCGACCTTGTCGTACTCATCGTACATCGGGTCATATATCATACGTAGACATTCGAACAACAAAACGGTTGACCCATTGAAGTTCTTGGTGTATACTTGGTTAGTTGAGTAGTGATGTTTACAACCAATCTTATCAGCATAGATTTGAAAGGACTTTGCCGACAGGTCACCAGTTACACGATACAGTTCCGAACGTGTACCTTGAGGATACTGTGGGACAGGAGATCGTTTCTCAGTCTCTTCGTTGGTAATCATATACTGAAAGATTATGTTCATTCAGGTAAACTTAAACTATACACGGTCTTGCCATCAACACGTTGTGCAGTCAAACACTCTTCGCGGTTCTCTTCTGAACTCACATATGACACATGAACCCAACCAGATGATGGGTCATTCTCTTCGTAGTACTCAGAGATTAGTTGATCAAACCCTAGGTTATCTCTAATCCACTGTGCGACAACAAGGTTATCCGCCTTATCACATTCCAAGTCAACTGCTTGACCCTTACAATGTTGTGACCGTGAAGACCCACCTACAGCTTCGTTCAATGCGGGCGAACGATATCCTGAATTAATTCGGGTTGTACCAAAGTGTTCCCTAACGGGTTGAACGACTTGAGTGAATAACTCTTGCGCTGCCCTCAGATGATCTCCTTGAGGTGTGTTATCGATACCCAGTCGAGTTGCAGTCATAGACTTGGTGAACTCTTGGAGTGTGAAGTTTTTACTTAAATTCATTTTAGGTTTCCTCGTTCAACCATATCCTTTGTCATTATATAGTCTCTGACGAAGTCCGAACGAACGATGTCCGCCCAACCAAATTCTACGGTTGTAAAATTATTCATCACTTCCATAATATTCATGAAGTGAAGTATTCCGTTTTTGTCCGACTCTTTATTTAGGTCAGACTGATAGTAATCACCACAGAAGATGATACGACTGTTCTTACCAACCCTTGTGATAATGGAGTCTAGTTCATGGAAGGTGAGATTCTGCATCTCGTCCACCATCACAATACAGTTATCAAGAGTAGTACCACGTATAAACGATGTTGATACAAACTCAACGACACCTTGTGCTTCCAGATTCTCGTATGCCATCTTCTCATTAAAGAGTTCGGTAGCGATAGATTTATAGGGTGCGGTATAAGGTGCGAACTTTTCTTCTACTGAGCCGGGCAGGTAACCCATCTCTCTGGTAGGAACGACACTTCTTACTATAACAAGTTTATCCTGTTCGTAAGACTTGTCGAGTACGTCCTGTAGTGCGAGATACATTCCAACAAAGGACTTACCAGTACCCGCAGAACCACAAAGAACAAGGTGATCTCCTTCTTTGAATGACTGGTATGCGATTCGTTGGTTTTCGGTGATAGGTTGGTACGTCAAGAGGTTGTCTATCTTTAGACGTTTCATGGTCATAATCTAGTTCTCGATGGTAGAAGATTTATCAGAACCCTTCTTGATGTTGCCAAGAAGTTGTTTAAATTCCGAGGAAGTCTTGTTTACGATGTTACCCGTATGGGATATCAGTGCGGGTGCACCAATCTGTTGAGTCCAGTCTTCGCCTAGGTCGGTTAATTTTTCCTGTAGAGAGTTCCAAGAACACATGATAGTTTGGGTATTTTCTGTCTTTCTGTTTTTTATAATATATAGGGGCATTACTTTTTTATTTCCTTAAATTGACGAATGGGGTGCCGAAGCACCCCACACGAGATACTGTATCACCTACCTTTTTATGCTAGAACATGAGTTGATTTTTCGTACTCAGCAATAGTTTGATTGAGGTACAATTTCTTTGCAGATAACTTATGCGCTAAGTTGTCTCGACCTTTCCTTTTGAGACGGTGAATGTATTGGTCAAGTTCTCTGCTATCGTTCTTCAATCGCTCTATTTGGTTTCTTGGCATTAAACGCGCTCCTGCTGTTAGTTGAAAGAAACATAACGAAAATCAATTAGGGTAGTAAGTTAGGGAATGCCTCTTCTACTATCTTAACTGTCAATCCTTTTACTGGTGGTTTTTTGGCCACCATGTCTAGAACAATCAATGCATCTTCGGCATGAATAGATTCTAGCATCTGAATGAATTTTTTCTCGATGTGCATTTGCCCCATACCTTCTGAAGTAGCACCCACAACGAATGTACTGAATTGACGATGCAACATCTTTAATGATGAGGGTACGCTTTCAGGCCTGTTCGGGGTGTACGGTGGTTTACCAACTGGTAACACAAATTTCAGACGGTCATCGAATGCGCCTCGAATGACATCTTTTACTGCGGGTACTAGATTACCCTGCTCACGGATAAAGAGTACCTTATCCTTTTTAGTTTTAAGTTTAGTGAAGTCCTCGAAAATTTCGAACACTTCTTTATTTGTAACGTGAATCATATATTCCTCTTAATATTATATATACGTTGAATGTTTTTCACTGAGACTTTAAATACGCTTTTAATTCATCATGCATCTGTTGATACTCATCAACTAACGTGGTATAGGTTGCAATCCTTACTAGGTTCTTTTCCACGATAGCAATAGCAAGTTCATCTTCCGCTGCGACCACTAACTCCATCGCCTTAGCGCATCGTTCTTCAGTTGTTGGTGTGGTTTCCATTTCTTACCCTTTTATATATGTCATGCGTAAAGTTTGATATCTGTGTAGTGACTTCTGTGGAAGTAGTCAGTCATTGAATCGTCATCGTTGAAGAAGTCTTTTCCTTCCATTGCAGACTTTAACTCGGTCAAGAACGCAACACCTTTCTCACAGTAGTTCTCACAATGCCAGTAAGTGTTAACATTATGTCCCCACTTCGCAGACTCTTCAAGGATTCTTTCAACAGAGAAGTTGTTGTAACCGTTCAACTCTCTCTTTAGTACTTTATTTGGAGTCATCTGAACGTCACAGTAACCTTTCATCAGGTCTTCTGCACCCTTCACTTTAGCAACAAGAGTGCTATGATGACGGATTGCTAAGGATACTTTGTATCCGTATTTCTTACAGACTTTCTTGATTTCGACTGCAAGGACTTTTTTCTCTTCTTGTGATACATAGGCCATGATATATTCTCTCTCTTCAACTCGATTAACTAAGTACTTATTATAACAACAACAGCAACGTTTGTCAAGGTTTTTTTAGTAAAGATTAACATTAAATTCGTCAGTCAGAATCATAGAGACTCTTTCTCTATCAAGACTATCACCTCCACCCCAAGTGACTAAATCAGTCAATGTAGTAATGTAAGTCATAATTGCAGCTTGAATCTGGTCAATAGTTGCATGATCATGCTTGGCGTAGATACCGCCTTGACCGTAGAAGGTGTTGACGTAGTTGGTGAATACTTCTAACTCTTGACCGAATTCTTTTGCGTTTTGGATCGCGTTAACGTGGTTCATAATATATTCTCTCTCAAATTGATTAACTAAGTACTTATTATAACAACAAGGGCAACGTTTGTCAAGCGTTATTTCAATAAATAGACACCGATAGGACTGTTATAGATCATGCTCATATTACGTAGGTCACGAAGCAACATGGTAAAACCACCTTCGCACCACATACGATCACCTTCGATCTTGGTAACAGCACGTTCTTCGGTTGGATGCATCGCACCCCAGTTACAATAAACAACATCACCAACTTCAATCATATTTCTCTCTCAACTCGATTAACTAAGTACTTATTATAACAACAACAGCACCCTTTGTCAAGCATTATTTTCAATTAATTGAAGAAAGTTTCCAAATAATCTGCGAATTCCTTGTTTGCTTGCTCGTCAGGGTGACCATATTTTTTAAGTCTGCGAGAGTTGTTAAAGTCTATTAAGGTCTTACTAGACCCCACCAACCCAACCTGACACTCTGGCCGAAGTTTGTCTAGTGTTTCGAGTACCCATTTCCTCCAATCAATTACCTGATTGGAGGTACGATCCGCTTCCCTGTCTATTCTATTTAAGAACTTATTTAATTCTGTCCTGATATTTAGGTGGAATACTCCCTGTACCAACTTAATACCCATACTGTCACACAGGGTTTGCATTCCCAACATCAGTGATAATTGGTGGGTCATCCCTGTACAAAACGTGGATAGAAATATGTCAACAGTTCTTCGTTCGAGTTCAAAGTTTATTAAATTGTTATATAACATATGATTGGAGTGTTTCACAGCAACATTTTCTGACATAGAGAGTAACAGATCCTCTATTCGATTTTCGTGCCACTGTGTCATAGACATAGTACGAGGTGTTTCTAATTCTGAAGTTTCAACTGAATCCTTCACTTCAAGTAACGTTTCTTTTCGGATGGGGTCTGACCACAATATCATCATGTGTGACGGTGTGTCTTTACTACTAGTCAAGTAGTCTACAGTCTCTCGAAATATCTTTTGATTGCAATTACCACACGCAGCAATGTTATCATAATCAATGTCTAGTTTCTCCGCAAGTTGGTGACCAAATGTATGAGGCCAATGTGTTGGTGGTGTATTTTCATAACCTTCCAGTTCATCTCCCCAGACAAAACTACACCCGTTTAGTAATAACATTTAAGTGCCCTCTTAGTTGTTCGTAATTAATTTTGGTGTCTTGAAAGAACGGTGATATGTCAAATCCATCTGGTAGGTTGACATCAACATCACGAGAACTCATTAGAATATACTGTCCGTCAAATATCTCTATATCATCGTCAATGTACCTTGGTGCGTCCCAGAAGGGGTGTTCTACCTTCATACGTCCATTCTCAAGGGTTGTCTTGTAAAAGTCATCACATAGTACCCCTAGTGAATTGGGAATGACGATTGAGTCCTTGTCCACACGGTTTATAAACAATGGTATAGCAGTATCAATACTACCGAAATGTGACTGGAAACAAACATTGTATTCTCTCGCAAGGTCAACAAACTCCTCGTCCAGTACGAATCCACACATATTGATATTGACTGTATTACGGAATGCACCCCCAAATGTCTCTAAGAAATCATAGAGTTCTTCCTTGTTGGGTATCATAATATTGGATGGAGGTTCTCTCAGTAAGTCTTTGAGACCTACCATCCGGTCAGCATCTTCATCAGCACTCAGGTCGTGTCCAATCGCAAATGAACTGTGTGAGTACGCATTCATCAGTGCGGGAAACAGGTGAGTCAATATTGCGGATGCATGGTGTAGGTTTCTGGAATGTACCACCTTGGCATCATGTCCAAACCAAAACACGTTAATATTACGTTTGGATATGTCATAGACTTCTTGGTGTGAGAAGGTGATAGGTTTACTCGGGCCGGTGGTTCCAGATGTAGAACTTACCAAGAATGGGTCTGTTGGTAACACTTCCACATTTGGAAAGTCTAGGTAATCTGGTTCTGCTGTTGCGTCAATACCAAGACCACCATAACGTCCCAACATCTCATCGTGAAGACCGTTGTATATATTCTCGGTATCTTCTTGAGTACTGTATAGGTAGTAGTCGGATGGCCCGTGTAAAGCAAGTTTGGTAAACGGGAGAGACTCTCTGGTCGCAGGACTATCTAAGATAAAGATTCTCAGTCCTAATTCACCACACGCAAAGATCGATGCGATATGTGTAAGGTCTACCTCCATAATAGCAATGGTGACTAGGTCACCCTTGTTCGCACCAACATTACTCAACAGAGTCTTTACCGAATCTATCTTCTCATGTAGTTCAGACAATCCTCTGCCTTTATCAAAGACAATGCCACGTCCATGTAGACCTATCATATCACGGTTAATCATTTACTTTATCTTCGTAGAAATCTTTCATCCCCATTGGTTTCTCGGTGAACACACAGGCATAGATTCCCCTCGGTGCATTACTTTCATTCGGGTGTGATCTGTGTATTGTGTTGCCTTCAATAGCAAGAACATCTCCACATTTCAATTGTTCAGTAAGGTCTATCCACTCCCCATCCACCAGTATCTCAAAACCTCCACTCTCATGGGTGAAGTCGTTCAAGACCACACCTAGGTTTACGGTCTGGAATTCTCCGTTACGATTAGTGCCATAGTAGTTATCATAATGAGGTGCGAACGACAAGTTGTCATGGGGGATTTTCATTACTATCTGATCATTGAAGTAGTACATATCGTTGTCAAAAAACTGTCGTGCTATGGTAGGCATAAACTCACGATAGAACTCTAAGAGGTTCTCCGAGAACCTTCCCGCACACGATATACCCTGCCAAGTAGAATACCGATCCCAGTTCCGTCTTAGTCTCAACCCCTCGTCATAAATCATATCAGTAAGTTCAGTCGGTACTACTCCCTTCAGAATCTGATAACCGTTCTCTAACATCTTTTTAGTAACACCATCGTGTTAGGAACTATATCGTCACCACCTATATTTTGGGCATCATAGTCATACTTCTCTACAATTTTGTGTGTTGTTATGTTGTCCACTATCTCAATAATATGAGAGAACCATTTGTCATAATAGTCATCTATAAGAATGTACGGAACTCCCATATCACACGCAAAGTTTATATCACTGATCAAAGCTTCGGGTTGATGATCACCGTCAATGAAGACCATGTCAAACCCACTATAATCAGTGGCAACCAAAGACTTACTATCTCGCAATTCACTGGTGAAGTCGGAATACTCTTCCTCGGTCTCTTTCATCTTTACACGAGTTGATCCATAGTATCCGATATCTACCGAGTGTACCTTTGCTCCACCTTCAAGGAATAGTCGTGCCGAGTGACCTTGGTTAAACCCAATCTCAAATACGGATTTTGCTTGAGTGGTATTTAATATAGACGTGAACACGGACTTGGTAAGTTTGGTATGACTTACGTGTCCTTCTCCAACGGAACCTAAAGTTTTTCGTAATGCAATACCTCTCCGGCCGGATGTTGGTCTAGGTAATACGAGTGCTGTCGGCCTTGAGTTTACATCCGTACAGTCGTTTCCTTGAGCACTAATGTATGTCAAACCCTTTGCGTGAAACTCTTCCGACACACCCCAGACAAGGTCAACTCCGTTTCTCTTCATCATCAGAGTGCACGTTCGTCTCAGTCTATCAGAAACCGCATTAACATTTTCATCCAAATCGGTGTACGAATCCGGCACTGGTATTTCGAAAATTCTACGAGCAGACATTAGTGCGGGAAGGATACACAACTCAAAAGAGTTTTGATGGTGTTGACTCTTAGTAATCACAACCTTCTTTCCCGCATAACCAAAGATGTCGATACAGTCACGTGCCTTATCAACCATCTCTTTCTGTGTTATTGGATATACTAAACTATTAAAGGTCTGCAAACCAAATAGATCATTCTCGGTCACGTCCCACGGTGGTTCAATATCATGGTCGGGCATATCCACAAACTCGGAGTAGTTTATCGTTATAACTTCTCTACCAAACGAACCCGCTGCATAGTGGTATTTGTTTCCAATACCCCCCATGATATCACCCTTAGTCATTCCTTGTGCAATGGGGGTGAGCATATCTGACAATCGAAACTCTTTATCCCTGATGTTCTCCCACGTGTTTTCTGGGTCTGGGAGAATATTTTCCTTGTTCATGTAATGATCAGTACTGGCCCATAAGTTGTCATACAATAAAGGTGTATTACAACCTAACTCAGCAACAGCAAAGAATGCAGCAACAGAATCGGGGTTTGCTGAGAGACAGTCGATTCTAACAATATCATTCTTCTGTACGCCTCGTTGGAGTAATGCGTGTTTTACTCTATTGATTCTAACACACAGGTCATCATAGGTCAGGGGAACCCCTTCTCCAAATCCGATATAACCAATATCTTTATTTATTAATTTTCGGTCTAATGTGTTTTGCATGAATTTTACACCCTATAAATTCGTTAAAGTATTCGTCACTCAATAGAACATCGTATTGGAACTGTAGTTTTGCTTCGTAATATGAACAGTCACCTTTGGTGTGACATAGTCTGAGAACCTCTCTCCTGAAGTCCTGGCCACCTTCAACAAGGGTTTTTACACTTTCCGAGGAACCATAGTACTTACGCCAGTCCGATTGGACTCGTGTTCGTTTACGTCTCTTTCTTGTTTTTGTAACAGGGAGTATCTTGGGTTTCCAGAAGAATTTCTTACCGATATACTTTTTACCAGTACTTAACTCAGTCAAGCAGTACACGAATCCTTGGAATTGCTCCAAGAACTCGTCTTCTGGTTCAAACTCTTTATCTTCATATATCCACATGAAGTTATATATAACTAGGTTATATTGGTGTACCACACATAGGACAGTACTGAGGTTCCTCCTCACTGTTCACCACAAGTACTTCGGTCTGTGATTCACATACACCACAGTCCAATTCGTATGTTTCAGGTTCAAAGTCGATCATACGTAACTGGCAACATCACGCACAGGAGGTTCTTCGTCCCAACCCCAGTCACCTTCCATACCATTTACAGAATACTCGGTGACTCTCTTCTCAAAGAAGTTGTCGTGTGACGCACCATTCAGTACCCAGTCCAACCACGGTAGTGGATTGTCCTTCACACCGAACTTAGGTTTCATGCCAAGTTGTAGTAGTCTACGATCAGCAATGTGACGAATGTATTGTTTAACGTCATTCTCTGATAGTCCTTCAATCTCACCAGACTGGTATGCAAGGTGAATGAATCGTTCTTCTAACTTGACAGCATTCTTTGCCATCTCGTAAATCTTAGACTTCAACTCATCGTTAACGATACGTGGATGTTCTTCGCAGAACTCACGGTACAGCTTTGCGTTACCCTGTACGTGCATTGTCTCGTCACGTATAGACCACTCAACAATAGTACCCATACCTTTCATCTTACCGAAACGTTGGAAGTTCAGTAACATAACAAATGATGCGAACAGAGACATACCTTCGTTGAATACAGACTGTGCGAGTACTAGTGCTAGTCCTGTATGAGAGTGAATGTCACCCTCTTTCATAAAGTCAATCTTGTCTGCCATCTCTTTGTATTCCATAAAGGCAGAATGTTCTTCGTCTGGTAGACCAAGGGTATCATTCAGTAGAGCATACGCACGTTGGTGTACACCTTCACGGTTTGCGAACGAGGATAACATATTGCGTATCTCGTTGTTCTTAAACTTGGGTATCATCAACTCATGGTAGTTCTCACCAACCTGTACGTCCGACTGTGTGAACAATCGTAGTACCTGAGTAATGAATTCCTTTTCCTGTGTAGAAAGTTTAAGTTTCCAATCTTGGATGTCTTCAGATAAATCTGCCTCATCCTCTGTCCAGTGAATCTCTTCATGTTTCTTGGTCAGTTCTACGGCCCACGGAAACTTGAATGGTTTGTATGTTTTGCTAAATTCTAGTAGTGCCATCTGTCTTATCCCTCACAAGCGCGACATTCATCGTCTTCGCTTGTCTCTATTGGTTTATTTAAATATTCCATTAAGTCTTCATATCCACCTACATACTCACCTTCAATATAGATTTGGGGGACTGTCTTAACATCTCGTCCTGTTACTTCTTTTGCAGTCTTACCGATTTCTTTGAGGTCTATCTTATCATAAGGTATTCCTCTCAACTTCAGTTCTTCCATTGCCATTGAACAGAAAGGACAGTCTGCTTTACTATAGACTATACTACGCATATCACCCGCAAGTGCCACACGTTCTACCTTCTCAGATACATTCTCTGCTCTTTGTTTTGCTTCTGTGCGTAGGTAATACAGACCTTTAAGTCCTTCTTTCCATGCTTTTATGTGTACCTTGTTTACATATGACTTGTCCGCACCAGACGGGAAGAACAAGTTAACTGATTGACCCTGACAGATAAACGGTTGTCTCTCTGCCGCATGGGTAACAACCCAGTTCATGTCCAACTCTGCGGCAGTCCTAAAGATTGCCTTCTCACCTTCTGTGAAGAATGGTAGATGTTGTACCGAACCTTTGTTAGTGATAATTGATGTCCAGTTGGACTCGTTGTTCTGACCCTTATCAGTAAGTAATTGGTCAAGGTATTTATTCTTTACAAGGAATGAACCCGCACGTGTTCTGTGGGTGTATGCATTCGCCTTCAGTGGTTCGATGGACGGGGAGGTTGACAGGATAACACCACTCGATGCATTTGGAGCGATTGCAAGAAGGTGAGAATTACGTCTACCACTCCCTTCACCGTCTGGATACTCTCCACGTTCGGTGGCGAGTAACTCGGTTTCTCGGATAGCTTCGTCTTGAATATGACGGAACACGACTTTGTTGATTTCTCGTGCTGCTTCAGATTCCCATGCCACTCCATGTTTCTGTAATAGGGAGTGGAATCCCATTGCACCAAGTCCGATACTACGTTCACGGGAGGCACTAAACCTTGCACGTGAAATTGTGTCGGGTGCATTGTCAATGAAGTACTGCAAGACGTTATCCAACATACGGATAATGTCACGAACAATACTGGTATCTTTCCAGTCATCGTAGTATTCCAGATTTAGAGAAGACAGACAACAAACGGCAGTGCGTTGTGCATCTGTGGGTAAATGTATCTCATTGCATAGATTAGAGCCATGTATTTTCAATCCTTTATCTTTCAGTGGTTGGGGTAACGATGCGTTTGCGGTGTCAATGAAGTTCATGTACGGTTCACCAGTACGGAATCGTGTCTCTAGGATACGTTCCCATAACTTACGTGCATTGACAGATTCTTTGACAGAACCGTCCTTGGGGTCACGTAGGTCGAACGTGTTACCACTAGTAACCGCTTCCATGAACTCATCAGTAATATTGATAGCATTGTGTAGGTTCAATGCTTTACGTTGTACGTCACCCGTAGGTACACGCATATTTAAGAATTCGATGATGTCTGGATGACTCACATCCATGTATGCCGCATAGGAACCCTTGCGAGTCTTACCTTGACGGTACGCAATCATATCTGCGTCAACAGTATGGAGGAACGGCATTGGGCCAGGCGCAATATCAGATACAGTTCTTACATCAGACCAATGACCACCTACACCACCACCCATGACGGATAACCATCTTAACTCGGATGAGTGTCCAATCAGACCTTCTAGTGTGTCGGGTACATAGGTAAGGAAACAACTGATAGGCATACCTTTGCCTTTCTTATCACCACTAGGTGCATTAGATAGTACAGGTGATGCGAACATGAACCATTTATTAGAGACGTAATTGTATAGACGTTGAGCTAACTCATCGTCCATTTCATCTCGGTACTTACTCCATGCTTGTGATGCTCTTGCGAACCCCTCTTGAGGACTCTTTTCATTATCATTTAAATAAAAATCTTTTAACATCCCAACTGCGTATTCTTCTAGTAGGGAGTCTTTCTTCTTGTCAATTTTGAGGGGCATTTTCACTTTCCATAAGTATAGTTATTCTGGGGGGTAGTATTATATATACCCCTTAGATTTTTCAATTGGTGTATTATACCCCAATTAAGGGGTATAGTCAAGCTTATTTGAAATTTATTTTCGTTGTTTGTCTATGGCACGAGAACCGAACCAGAACGATATGATAGCGGCAAAGATTGCCTTGGTGTCACCATCCCACAATAGTCCCAGAGAATCTGCAAGTGGCATGCCACTATCCAGTGCTTCCCTTAGAAGTGCAATCTCGATTGTAACGAACAGACCGAAGAATGCGTATGTAATTACTGGACGTACAGATTTCTGTAGACCTGCAATGATACCTGTACCTTGGTTGATTGAAATGTCGTGTTGAATCAGACGGTCATGCTCTTTATCCGCACCCTGTTGTTCATACATCTTGACTTCATGGTCAAAACCCTTTGCACGGAGTTCTGCCATTTTCTCCATCTTCTGGAGTTCGAACTTGTTGTCCGACTTCTTTTGAAAGTGTCCGGTGATTGCGGGTACAACAGAACCACCAAATCCTAACAGACTACCTAATAATCCACTTAACATAATTTACTTCCTATGCGTTACACCCTTGTGTTCTTTACGATTAGCCATGAACCGTTTTACAACATCGGGTTTCTTCTTCTTCTTTAGATGAACAGGAGGTTCGCCTGTAAGACCGGCCACTGAACCAACACTGGTCATCTCCTCATAAAACTTATTGAAATTTCTCATCGAACTATTTCTCCGGTTGTGAAATACACCCACTGGTTAGAGTTCAGGTGTATTCCTTTATAGATGTCAATACCTAATACTTCCATAATAGGTTCTTGATGACCCAGACATATTCGTACCTTGTCATCTTTCTTAACAACATCTTCGCATTGTATCGTATTCCCAGCGGAGTTTGCGGTGACAGTATCGTATTTCATGCGATAGATGCCGTGGGATAGTTCTTTGTTCTCAATCATAAACCACTGAGAGTCTTCTGCAAGACAATCCAAAATATCGATACCAGTGGCATTGTGTATCCTGTCTAGATTCTTATCAGACAGTTCACCGTGTTCTTTAATGAGTGCGAGTGCGGCACCATAACGTGCAATCACAGACGAACCGCCTGGCGCTTTCGCCATGATCTTCTTGAGGTTGAATACAAGTCGGTGGAAAGGTGTATAGTGTGAACGATACGCATCACGGTCATCAGTACTATTCGTATTGAATTCCTTCTTACGTTTACCGTTTATATCAATAATACCTTTCTTGAATGCGTCAGTGTTCTCAATCGGAGTGACTAACAGTTTCAAGAACCGAATCGTGTATACTAAGTCTGCTGCTGTTTTTAATATTCCCATAATACTATTTATACCTTAAATTCAAATGTTTTTAATTTATTTGTCTGTTATCGCTCGGAGTGATTCGACAACAACCTTATCCATTTCTATATTGGTATATTCGGTGTTGTTGATTGCCTTGAGGAATATAAGGAATGGTTTGAGTGTACCCCAGTGTTCGAGTTCTACCTTTAATTCAAGGATGTCTAATCCTGCTTGGTATCCAAACACGTTGAATATTACTATTAGATGGTTGAGTATGAGACGTTCAGATAATACACCCGTGTCTCTATAACGATTGAGTAACCGTTTTACGTACTTGAATTTCTTGAGGTCTTCGAAGAACTCTTCGCTATCAATACACAGGGGATTGACATAGTGTTGTGCAGCGTATAGAGTAAGGTTGTCTTTAGTGAGTTGCAACATTATGTAATTCCAAGTAAAAGGGGTATTTTAGTATACCCCTCTACTTAGGGTTTGTTTAAAGTAAGTCTTTTACTTCGTCAATAAGGTCTGACTTAGACTTTCTGCGGTCAAGTTCGATACCGTGGGTACGTCCTAGTGCTTCAAGTTCAATCTTAGTCATCTCGTCAAGAGACTTACCACCAACAGGTGCTTCAGTTAACATAGTTGGAGTTTTGTAATGACCCTGAGATTTTGTAAAGTCATTGACCGGAACTTCTACCAGTACTTCTGGTGCTTTCTGTGGTGCGGTTACACCGTGAAACTCTGCAATCTGTTCTGGGGTGAATCGTCCAGACGCATACACTTCACCAGTCTGTGGGTCTTCCCAACCGTTTGATGTTGGTACTGCGTTTTCGCACCATGCGGGAGCTTGAATAGTCATATTGTGTTCCTATAATTTAGTAAGTGAATCCAACTGCAACACCCTTGACACCAACATTGGCAGCGAAGATTTTATCAGTCGGTAATTTTCTTAGTTCAACAACACCCTTTGCTGTAAGGGTAAGTGTTCCGATATCAGTACCACCAGTTTGTTCCAGTGTTACTAGATGGTCAGAGGTGGTTGAGTTGTATAGTCGTACAAGTGATGCACCACTAAAGTTTGATGCTGTACCTGTGGAATCTCCACAGGCAGCTTCTGTTCCAAGTAACTGTATCATGATTACGCTCTCTTAGCCATACGTTGTAGGAATGAACGTGCTTCTCTAGTACGTGCATCATGCGGGTTCTTTGATTTAGGTTCTTCCATTGCGGCAATCTCACTCATGGTCTTACCATCAATGATGTTTTGTGCTTGTGCAATAACGTTATCTGCGTCTTCTGCAACAGTTGACTTGACAATCTTGTTGTCACCGAGAGTGTTGTCTACATTACGTTTACCAGATGATGCTTTAGTTGCATCTTCGGCAGACTTAGATTTTACTTTTGCATCTTCTATATCATTGTTTACTTCTTCAGAACCTTTACCAGACTTCTTGGCAAACTCTTTTGCCTTGGGAGAGTCTTTAGAATCCATCTCTTCAGGTTTGGTTGCATTAGACTTACGTGCGGCAGATTCCCACATATTGTGGAGTTCTGT